CTAAATAAAATACATAACATAACCTTCAAATCTTATATGCACATTACCCAAATTACCCTCTCTTACAACATCATATATCCTACCATCAGAATTTGAATGTCTAATATAAAAGCTATTTCCACTACCTCCGATTTGTAATGTAAATTGTCTTGGAAACCCCACACTAGGCATCCACCCATCTTGGAAGCAAACTGTTCCACCCCCAAAACGTGGTTTATATGGAAATCCTCCAATTAATAATGGCATACTTGTGTTTCCCGGTGGCCTACATATAATCGAGAATGTCGCAAATATCATATTTCCAATTCGCATCATTTCGCCCGCTCTATGTGTATGTCCTGGCCATTCCCCACCCGCTTCACTCATAAGACAAGCATTGAATTTTCTTTGTTCATAATGTATCTGATTCTTAAAACTATTTAGTGAATTATTAACACTATTTATATTGTTCTGTACACCATTAATGTTACGTTGCAACCCATTTTTACTGTTATTTATTTCATTTCTAGTATCCCTACTCAGTGGTTTATCTATATCCTTTGTATTGTCTACACGCTCAAGTCCGACTGTACCTTTATTAATATTAGTAGCCACTAAAACACCATTTGAATCTGCCTTTACAAAACTGTTTCTAGCTTTTGTTATCTCTTGTTTTCCAATATCCATCTGTCTCATAATATTATCAATAATATCCATATTACCGTTATGGATACCAATATCATAAAAATCATCATCATTGGGTTTTTTTAATGAGTAATTATCCGTAAGTATCAACTTAGCACCTCTTCCCTTATATTTTTATGTGTCATAACTTTTAAATAACTGTTATAATATCCGCCCACTTTACTATGGGTGTTGTACCTTAACATTAAATGACATAGAATGTTAGCCGGTAGATTTCTGTATAAAAAGCCTTTCACATCGTTCAATTTATCTTTATTACCTAATTCAATATGTATATTTAATGTACAATTATTATAATCTTCTTCTATTATGTAGGAAAATTCCCCAACTATATCATCCAAATAGCTAATTAATGATATTTTAGTTAATGGGACATTTTCCTTAAATCTATTCTTAATTCTAAAACGTCTAAACTCTAGGGTCTCATTCATTTTACTTTGGATATTATATACTTTTTCCCACTTTAAGATTGTATTCTCATCAGCTGTACTTATATTACATTGCAATTCGATGTATTGAAGATTTTTATAAATATATTGCACTTCCGTATTCAATGAATTCATTAAATACTTAAAATCCTTAATTTCCCTAAAATATTGTGGTAGTAGTAATAGTAAGTCAGTTGATAATTTCAATAAAATCCCCCCTAATAGGCACATAGCCACTTTCTAATACCAAATTTTCTTCAACACCATTAATAGTGGTACTATTAATGTCGATAATACCATCTAAACTCAAAATCCGGCTCTCAATTTGACTAATTCTCACTACCAAATTTTCGGTATCGGTAAATACTTCCCTGACTTCCAATAAATATTCATCTATAATATCATTGATATATAAGAGTATTTCATCTAAATTCCAACCGCTCTTATATACTATCTTTGCCATAACATCAACTAAAATCTCAGTGGCACTTCTAATCATTACTCGATGTCCAATAGGTGCTATTCCGATACCATTTCCAGTGCTTTTTATTGGGTCAATCATCTCTTGTATTTCGCCTATACTTTTACTGCTAACACCTTTAAATTCATCGCCAACAACTGTTACTAACACCGTTCCTGCCCCATTAAAATTCGGCTTAATTCTCACACCTTTTATATGATTAATATTGTAAACAAAATTCTTGTAGTCAGCGATATTTCCTCCAAAAGGTTTGCTATTAATATGTACCTTAAACCTTTTCTTAAGGTCGTCATCACTTTCCTCGTCTAACCCCAACACCGAAACATCACCCAGCGTAGATGTGTACAAATCCGCTATATATTGACAGGTATTAACTTCACCAAAAAATTTATTACCCATAGTCCCAAAACTCTCACACTCAACATAAAAAACACCATCTGATACTTTTTCAATCACACTGTAAAATATATTACCATCAAAAAATCTGCTTTTTAGTGGAACATTTAATAACAACTTATCGTAATCCAAAAACTCAATTTTTCTAATAGCATTAATTGCATTCTTTCTGTATACACCAAACTGATTTACAATATTATCTAAATACTCGCCTACAGCCGTATCAAAGCTAGATAACATAGTGGTATTATTCAATTCAAAGTACATTGTAGATAATTCATAACATATAGGTGCAAGTGCCATAAAAATAATACTGCCTTCCCTCTTATCGATATCATCAGGTATATTATCTAAACATCTTTTTAAAATTTCCCTATATTCAGGTATCCTAATATCATTCACCCCCCAAAAAAGTATAATTTATTCTAATATCATTATAAGTGGATTTTACATTGAAATATATAAAAATGATATCGCCAACACGGGTAAAACTAAAATCACTAACGGACAATATTCTGTTGTCTTTTAATAGAGCTTCTTCTATCATAACTGGTGCCGATAATTTAATGTATTCAAAACTTTTACCAATCAATGTATAGAGTTGACTGCCGTAATCAGTAAAAAAGATATCACACTCGTATTTATTCGTGCTTAATATTAATTGTATACTCTGTTTTAATGCATTGTCCCTATCACAATATCCATTAACCATATACAAATGGTCATTAATACTGTAAGTCCTATCAGTGTATTTCTCTATCTTAATGGCGTTTGTATTTGGTAACAAATTAATTCTCAACACCCCCAATTAAATAGTATTTTCCCCTTAATGTCATAATAAGCACTATACTTTTATCTGATATTTGATTCATACTATTTTTAATAACAACTATATTTTTTTTATCCAGTGTAATATTTTCGCCGATAACAACCTTCAATGGATTAGCATCGATGACTTTTCCATATATCATATCTATATCTAAACTTCTGTTAATAACGCTTATAACGAGGTCTTTTAATACATCTACAACCATAGTATCCCCCTTAATGTACATCTGGCACTAAAGTCAAAGTCATATGTGTAGTAAATAGCTCATTTCTAAATATGTGTTTTAATTCTTCAATCATAAAAACACTATTTATACCAACTTTTTCAATATAAACTTTAACCAATGCACCAATAAAAAACTCTTTGCATCCAATAGCTTTAAGTTGCAATTTAAACTTATGTCCAACTTTTTGTCGTTCTAATATGTCCAACATCTGCATCACTTGTCCGCTTGTAATATTATCGCTAACTCGTTTAAAATACTGTAATGTGCCGTACTTTTTTTGGTAACTATCATTTACCCTTATGTAGATATCTTCAATACCTTTAGTCCGATTTTCCCTAACTATTTTAAAATAATTATATGTATCCTCGTTAATATCACAAGTAAAGTTATAATCTATAATGTTAGTTGTACACATAAGTCTCGTACCTACCATACAATTTTTTTTATTTTTAAAATACACCTTTGTCCACTTTGTATATAGGGTATAATCTTCACCCGTTACATCTTTAATATGTTTAACCCAATAACCTATCATATCCAAATATGTATTATTACGAAAAATATCATTTTCAATATATATTCCACTCTCATCAACCTCATAACTATTTATACCTTTCTCTTGTAAGATACCTCTAATAGCATTACTTAATGGCATATTATTGTATGTTCTATTATCTTTAAATAGTAAATATCTAAGCATATCAAAACAGGTGACAGTTAAAAAGCCCTTAGACTCCATTATATTAAATATATATCCGTAGAATATGGGTTCATTGTCGACGATTAAGTTTACATTATCACCATTATCAATTCTTATTCCATTGTGTTTGTATTTAAATTTCATCATACCCGCTGTTTTATTTCGAACAAATGACATCTCTAAATTGTTTATATGCGGTATAAGTACTTGTCCAGTTTTTAATATGATTTTAACTTCTATCTTTACCATGGTATTTTAATCACCTGACCTATATAAATTAGCCTCGGGTTTGGTATATTATTAAGCCTAGCAATCTCAAGATATCTGTTGCCAGCACCTAGATATTTGCGGCTTAAATTCCATAAATTATCATTTTTTTTCACTGTGTAATAGCGATAGTCCTGACTTTTATGATTAGATGAAATAGGCGGAGTATTGTCATATGAAAAAATATAACTAGTTTCAATAATAGTTTTTATATGTTCTTTTAAAACTATCGTAAAAAATATATCACCATTTTCCATCGCCACCTCCCCAAAAGAGAAACTTTCAATAAAGACATTCATACTTTTAGGTTTTATATTCCCGCTTATAGAAAAAACAATGCTAGCTCTGCTTAAGAATATTTTCTCCAAATAATCAATGCTATCCCTAGCCGTAAAATTTGTATTATTCTTAAACGTATAATAGTTATCAGAGAAAAAACTACTTATTTTAATATTATATGGCTCTCTACAAGACGGCTCATTAATGTAACCGAAATTAATAATTTTAGCATTTGTAGTTTTACCGCTACTTTCAAAAAAAATCTCACTCGGATTAATTGAAAAAAACAAATCACCCAACTTAATATTTATAATATTCCACCTCCTAATACGCGCCTATTGATGATATTTTCATTTCATTTAAAAGGTTGTCCCGAAGACTATTTAAAGATAAAAATTCATCGTCATAACTATCTTTAAAATCTTTTATAGCTAAGCTTTTTTCAATATGATTATCCTGGGAATTTTTAGTGTGTAAAACTCTATATTCAACATTAAAATTGTCAGTTTTTTCTGTGTAGTTTTTAACTTTCACATTATACAATTTGTTTATTTTCCCAGTATATTGCATATTGTTATATAAAAAAGTCTCTTTTTTGTTATATTTCATATTATGAATTAAACTGTGTTTATATTGGATTATCTCCCTTTTTAAAAACTTTTTAATATTATTATCATATTTTACCCTATTTTTATATGATATTTCATTATATACTACTCTAATAATACCATTTGTATAATACTTTTTAAAGTTGTTGTTGCAGTTATTACTTAAATTGTTATATTTTTTGTGAATTACATTTATAAAAAGACTTTTAGTCCCTTTGTAATATAATTCCTTAAAAAATCCTTTATTTTTCACTTTTTTATAATTTAAAAAGTAATGATATTCCAATCTTTTAGCTATCCTTTTTTTTAAAAGATTCGTACGGTTTATCCTTTTTACTAAAGTATTATTCATCATAAAAATCATCTCTTTCCTTTAATTTTATTTTTAAAGTTGCCAGTAAAAATATCTTTTCTCTTGAACTTAAGTTTAGGACTGTTAAAGGCATTAAATTAAACTCACGCAGACAGTAATATAAAAAGGTAAAATCACTACCTGCGCTTATTAGTTTTTTACTTCTTGTATTTGTTTTTCAATGTCCTCGTTAAATCCACAGATATCTTCGACTGCATTTAACAGAATTAAAAATTCTCCGACTGTTAACATAGTTTTAATTAAATCGGCTTCCCCGATAACATTATATGACTTTTGTAGCTGTTCATTTTTAAGGTCGGGGCTTACAACACAAGCACAGACTAAGTTACACATATAATCATCGCTATCAATACTGCCATCAGCTAATTTCTTACTGCCTTTTTTAACATCGAGATTATCCCTTTCATTAATGGCTTTTAAAATAAACTCACTGCTAAAACGTGAAGACAGTTTAATATTTTTACTGCCTAACGCACCTACGTTAGATGCAAAAAATTCTTCAATATTCATTTTTCTCCTCCTGTTATCATATTTCGCTTTATAGAATATGTCTAAAATTTCATAATCTTCAATTAATAAATCATCTTTATATCCGTTAATAAACTCATCATTATCCATAAAATTTTTAACAACGCTGTTCATATTAGACGGTAATAGGTGTAATAAACATCTCTAAAATATCAACGTCGTCAAATGTAAAGTCCATACTCTCCTCCAAAGATTCAGCATATATATCAAAGTTTGCCATAGTTACACTGTCAATATTACAGTTTTTAAGTACAATTGTTTGCCTTCCTATACTTGATGTTGGGTCATCATTAGAAACTTGTATATCAAAATAAATATCTCTCCCTGTCTTAATGTAATCGCTCATATACTTTTTAAATATCGAAGTTACAGAGTAAATAACCATATTACCAGTCCCTTCAAATCCTGAAGTTTTAGCTTGTGCGCCCCTTTTTCCCAGCGTTTTAATGAATACCTTTTTCTTCTTGGCTATAGCCTTTAAACTTTTAGCGTAAAATAACTTTTCCATTCGGCCATTAATTTTTAAAAAAGCTGTTGCTTCTTGCCCGCTAATGATATCTTTTGCATTCAAATAGCTCATTTAATCCCCCTTTAAATATTTATATTAATTTGCAATTTTTCCATACTATCTAGGGGTTTGATGTTAATATTACATATAATACTTTCAACACCGTCACCCTTTAACACTTCAATATCTTTTGTTGCATCAAAATCACCGATAGCAGACATTTCTTTTAGATGTCGTAGATATGTAATAACATCACCCTTAAATAAGAGTCGACCATCATCGTCATTTGTAATCTTACCAATGTAGTTAAATAAGAATAATTCCCTTATATATGTAGTAACTTCATCTATAACACGTATAACACGATTTTTAGAAAAACTTTGATTTTTAGTTGGTAAAAATGTGATAAGTGTATTAATATCCTTTTCCACAATGACCTTGTCACCCAATTTACTAAATACTATATGTCCATTTGATAACTGGTTTTCAATCTCACTATCTGTCAGATTTTCATCAACGTCAATAGCACCGTCATATACTTCATAGGTGTTAGACTTGTTACAATCACTACTAGCCGTCAATCCGGCTATAAATCCAACTGCATTTATCTTGTTTACGGTTTGACCATTATTTAATATCACACCATTTTTAACACTAATTATACCCTCATAATCGGCACCTTCATAGTCGCTAACGATAGTGACGATTTTTTTATTTTCGGTTTCACGCATTCTCTTCGTGAAATTGATTGCCAAAAGCTTAATATCAAAATTGTCAATAGGTAAAACTAATACATCAAAGTCAAGCGTCGCAGCTAGATTAAAGAACTTTACATAACTTTCATTTGTGGCAGTTATTGTACTAGCCCCCGTTAAAAATATTCCGCTAGTTCTTTTCATCTTGCCGTTATATGTAATATAATCATTTTCATACAAATCACTACCTTTGTCTACAATATCCACACATTTTTGTTCATTGTTAAAAAATGTTATAATTTTCATTTTATCTCGCCCAATCACTTCATCAACTTTTATGCTAATTAGGTTGGCCATAGTACCTGTCTGTTTAGTTTTTATGCTAAAATCACCATTAGTTGAAAACTTAGCGACGTTACCTGTATTAACTTTATACACCAAAACTTTTCGGGCATTTTTGATGGCTTCCTTAACCGGTATAGTTTCATCATTTAAGCCGCCCAACTTTGTTATAATATCATTTTCATTAACAATTTCAACCACAGTGTCATTTGCACCAAAATTATAAGATAACGGCATTAAAACAATACCATTTTTTCTTTTATTAAGTAATCCGCTCTCATTACTTTTAACATTTACATTTACACACGGTCTAATACTTCCAGTCATTTATGTCACCTCTTTTTTCAAAAATTCATCGAGAAATTTTTTCACATTTGAAATTGTATATTGTTCATTTTTTAAAATAGTTTCCAATATATCTTTTTCAATTCTTTTAAAATCACTCATTGTGATAAACTCTTCTCTTCTATACTCTTTTTCCGCCATCAATAACAATATTTCCTTTCAGACTTTTTATATGGAATTTTTCCTTTTCTTCCTTAAAAAATAAATTAAAACATAAAAACAAATTAAATTCATTTTCCAAAATTTCAATATTCATACTTGAGCTTTTGATTTCATTATCACCAACGTATTTAAGTTTAGAAAATACACTCTCAGAAACCGAATAAATATCGTCGGAATTGTCAGATATATATGTAATTTTAAACGTGTATTTTAAATTCAACATACCCTTTAAATTAGGCATATTTTCTAATTTAATTAACGTTATAAAAAAACAAGGTAATGTTACATTTTGTACTACTCTACTTTTATAAACATTTATGCTTTGATATTCACTTTTTAATTTTATAGCAATCATTTCTATAATACCATTAATTTTAATTAGCAAAACTCCTCTCTTTTAACTAACATTTCACAGTGTGTAGGATATAAGATTGGTTCCTCACACGTAATAAACCTTTTCTTTTTCCCCATCATACTCACGCTAATAATGCTAGAAACTTTTATTGCGATATCCCTTTCAAAAAACACTTTACAATCGTAGTCCACACTTTGATACAAATTACCCCTATCAGATTTTATGCCACTTTTTTTATAAATAACGAAACACCTAACATCTTCATTTACAATCTCCAAACGCTGTGTTGTAATACCATTTTTAACAATATTTCTATATTCATACACATTCATTGTATAATAGAATTTACTTTTGACTTTATTTTGTAATTGCTGTAAACAATTCATATTACCACCTAATTTTCTTGAAATATTTAAGTGCGTCTTTAAGGTTATTTTGTAAATCATCGTTTTCAGTGTCAATCGTAAAACTAAATTCACCTATAGAACATTGTTTTATATTGTCACAATATAATAATTCATTGTATTTTTTAACGGCAAATTCAGCCAATATATATTTAATATCTGCATTCTCAACATCACCTAAATACATCTTTGTATATTGAAAAATTATATTAATTGCAACATCTAACACATTATTATTAATATCAGTATCAATAATACTCTTAACTATATCACTAACTTCATTAAACATAGTTTAAGCCTTCACAACCATTTTAATTGCTTTACTTTCGTAGGCTAAATGTGTCGCATAGTGTTTGTCAGCTGTTACAATAGTAGTTTTCGTTGTAATATCCCTATCTTTTTCAATCTCAGTTTCCCTTTTTAGATATATGGCAACGGCATTCGGTTGTACAATATAATTTTTATATGTACCATTTGTCGCCTTAACTATTTTATTCGACACAACAATTTGACAACCGTGAATTATTCCAACAGCTCCCGTTAATAAGATACCTACACCAATATCGGTAGTCTTCAGAAAATTCTCATTCTTTCTTATAGATGAAAATTGTTCTGGTGCAATGATTAAGGCTTTTTCACCACTAATATCCTCACCAAACTTAACTAATGCATCGGCGACAAAATCACTGGATAATATTTTAGTACCATCACCGATTGTCATATTACTTTTAATAGTATCAAGGCATTCAAGTACATCATTATCAACCTTGTTGGCAATGGCCAAACTAAGTTGTAGAGCACTCTCACCTAGAGGGTCACCGTAACCGCTAAGTACGGCTTCATCTGTCAACTCGATGCCCCTTCCAGCTTTTTTCACAGTTACCTGTTCAGTCGTAGCACTCAAGGTAGATATTGGGATACTAATTCCCTCAGCCACATCAATAGCATCACCAATATAAGCATACTTTGGTAAAGTGACTTTATCCCCTGCCCTACCATTTAAAATATTTTCAATTTTGCAGAGTTTAGAGAACTTCATTTGTTCTTCTAATCTTTCATTCACCATATCCGCCATCACTTCTGGATTAACCATATTATTTAGTCTTGTCATAATAAAACTCCTTTTAAATTAAACTTTCATATAAACCCTTGTTGGTAGTAAATAATTTTAGCTTTTCGCTATATTTCATTTTTTTGAAATCACCCTTATTGATGGCTTCCTTGAAAGATGAACTGTCTGGCGTTGTACCACTTATACTGTTTTTTTTGAATAGGTGTGGATTTTCATTTTTAAAGATATCTATGACATCTACCACGTCATTATCATTTTCCAACGTGCTGTTAATATCGCGATATTTATGCAATAAAAATTCACTGTCAACGCAACCGTTCATATCTAATATAGTTTTCAACAATACATTTTTATAATGAGTTGTTGTAGACAAAAATTCCCCTTTAGAATTTTCGATGTAATCACCAAAAATATTTTTAATATTTTCTATTAATTTACTATCATCATCATTATTTTTCAAAATATTATTCAGCTTTTCATCCATACCATATTTTAATAGGGTATTTTCGGCCAACAAGTCTTCACTAATAAAATCTGCTAAAGTACTTTCATTTCTCCCCATCTTATCTTTTAAGTTATCCATAATTAACTCCTTTCAAAAGATTGTAAAATAATCTCTTACAAGTAAACTATAGATTAATTAACATATGACATTTAATGCCATAGTAAAATAAATATATGGTTATACATTAAACAACAAAATAAGGCATACACTTAAACTATATTGCTAAATGACTTTATTTTGTTTGCTTTATATGGTATAATGTTACAATTAAACTTTTAAAAGGAGTTGTAATATTATTAAAAAAAGTAAAAAAATCTCCATTTCTGGGGTAATTTCATCAATGGCAATAGTAATAATGATGCTTACGGGAATATTTCCATTTTTGACATATGCACTGCCGGCCATATCCGGCTTTTTATTCAGTATCATAGTGATAGAAATAAATGTAAAATGGGCATTTACTTCATATATAACGGTATCAGTACTGTCGATGTTTTTAGTACCCGATAAAGAGTCGGCCTTTTTCTTTGTGTTGCTCTTCGGTCACTATCCAATTTTAAAGTATTTAATAGAAACTAAGATAAATAAACATTTTAGGTACATAATTAAATCAATTGTATTCAATTTATCTGTTTCATTCACATATTTATTATTAGTATATATATTGAGGTTGCCACTGTTAACTAATGAATTTAGCAGTTATTCAAATATTTTTTTAGCACTGTTATTGTTATTTGGTAACGTTATATTTTGCATATATGATATTGCACTATCCCAGTTAATCGCGTTATATATATATAGTTATAGAGATAAAATATTCAAAAGGTTTTAAGGAGTTGTTATTATGTGTGGAATAATCGGTTACTTAGGCGAAAAAAATAGTATAGAAGTATTAATTGACGGTTTAAGAAAATTAGAATATAGGGGTTACGACTCAGCGGGTGTCGCTCTTTTAGAAGATGGTAATATAGATGTTGTCAAAACTGAGGGTGCAATAATAAATTTAGAAAAGAAATTAAAAAGCTATAAAAAAAAGACAAATTGTGGAATAGGCCATACAAGATGGGCCACCCACGGCGTACCATCTGATGTTAATTCACATCCACATTCGGGTAAGAATGTGAGCTTGGTACACAATGGTATAATTGAAAATTATTTAGAAATAAAATCATTGTTAAAAAGTAAAAACATATTGTTAGAGGGCGATACGGATACGGAAGTTGTAGCAAAACTTCTAGGCTTTTATTATGAACAAGATAAAAATCCCATTCGTGCCATAAAGAAAATTATAAATAAAATAGTAGGTTCATATGCTTTTGGTATAATTTTCAAAGATATTCCCGACACAATCTATTCCGTTAGAAAAGATAGCCCACTAATAATAGGTATAGGTAAAAATGAAAACTTCATAGCTTCGGACATATCGGCAATTTTAAAATATACAAAAGATTATTACCTACTCGAGGATAATGAAATAGCAACACTAACAAGTAAGAAAATTACCATTCAAGATATGAATGACGAAGAGATAAAAAAAGAAAAATCAACTGCAACGTGGGATATAGATGAAGCTGAAAAGGGTGGATATCCGCATTTTATGTTGAAAGAAATACACGAGCAACCTGATGCCATAAAAAAAACAATATCCCCAAGAATAAAAAATAGTTTACCAAACTTTGATATTGATATATTAAAGATAGAAAACTTAAAAAAATACAACCAAATTCATATAGTGGCTTGTGGAACGGCAATGCACGCTGGATTAGTTGGCAAAACGTTAATAGAAACATTAGCAAGAGTTAGAGTGAATGTCGAAATAGCCTCAGAATTTAGGTATAAAAATCCAATCTTATGTAAAAATGACCTTGTGATAGCTATATCGCAGTCTGGTGAAACGGCGGACACATTAGCTGCAATAAAACTCGCAAAAATGGAGGGTATACATACTTTAGCCATAGTTAATGTAATGGGTTCATCGCTATCTAGAATAGTTGATAGTGTATTATACACGTGGGCAGGACCCGAAATATCCGTAGCCTCAACCAAAGCATATTCTGTACAGGTAAGTATCTTATACCTTTTAGCATTTCAGTTTGCACTTGCAAATAATACCCTAAGCCAAGATAGCGTAAAAACACTAGTTAATGAGCTTTTAGAACTACCAGAATATATAGAAAAAATATTAGATGATAAAGAGAGTATTAAAGATATATCAAAAACATTAACCAAAATAAAAAATATTTTTTATATAGGCCGCAATATAGATTATTCTTTGGCGATGGAAGCTTCATTAAAATTAAAAGAGATATCATATATACATTCAGAAGCATATGCATCGGGTGAATTAAAGCACGGTACGATTTCATTAATAGAAAATGGTATTCCTGTAATCTGTCTAGCAACACAAGACAATTTATATGAAAAAAGTATAAGTAATGTGAAAGAAGTAAAAGCAAGGGGTGCAAAAATTATATTTATATGTAAAGATAACGCGCCATTAAATGAAGATATCGGTGATTTTGTTATAAAGATACCAACAGTTAGCGATATTTTCACGCCACTTTTAACTGTAATATCAGCACAACTTTTAGCATACTATGTATCCGACCTAAAAGGATGTAATGTTGATAAACCCAGAAACCTTGCAAAGTCAGTAACAGTCGAGTAAATTAATTATATGTAATGTTGACTATATATTTAAAATTATGTTATAATTTATTAAAATATAATTTTAGGAGTTAATATATGACATTTTTAAATACTTCCCCCCATACAAATTTAAGGACCCGTAATAAATATTTTAATAATAATGTAAAAATACTTCTTTTGGGCGCACTCTTGGGGGCAATAGTTTTCATTCTCATGTATGGTGTTAGAGCATTAGACTTCACTTACACTGATTGGTTAATGAATTATCAAGATAGAACACAATCACAATTGGGATGGGAAATGTATAGAGATTCAGATTGG